CCATCTCCATGTACGTAATGATGACACACAAAGCAATACTCATGTCCGTCTGAATACACACTATTGGCATCAGACGATCCACAATTCAAACACTCAGAGTGCCTCACAAATTCAGATGAGCCAGTTAAGTGGGATGTTGTGGAAGGATGTCCATGGTATGTCATGTTTCTCGCACCATCGTGCGTAGGTCGTCTTAGATTTTTTGCTGATTGTATTGAAGGGAGCTTGGAAGACCATACGTAGATCGATGTCAGGGTTCAACGTCTTAACCGCCTTAATCTTTCTCCGATCATCAGCATCCCAGTAACCTTTACATTCAAGCACAACACCATTGGGTAGAATAAAATCAGGAGTATAAATGTGCTGAATGACGTAAGGAACTTTGGTTGTTTCGTACTCATACTTAACTCCAAGCTCAACAAGTAAGTCAGCAACCTTCTCCTCAAGCTTGGAGCGGAATGCCATTAGTCGTCGATCCTTTTCTCAATGATCTCTTCTACAATCTCAGATACAGCGCGACGCATCTCATACTTGAAATCGTTGCGGTCTGCTTTGTAGCGAGTGACACGAATCTTTGGAAGTTCGACAGTCAATGTAGCCTCGTAAAGACCGAGGTCATCATCTTTTTCAATGGTGTAATCAAAAATCATCTTCATCCTCTTGGGTGGGGGTTACGTTAGGAGCACTGGCTTTGAAGCCATCAGTCTTGCCAAACAGGGCAGCGACATCAACATCATTCATGTCACCTGTATCTACTCCAGCGCCTGCCTTGACAGACACCAGTTGAACACCAACCAGTTTAAGGCTTGTTCCATAAGTGACTCCATCTTTGAGGATGTAAGGTTTCTGATAGAACGCCAGCTTAACTGTGCTACCACCATACATGGGCGTATTCTCGTCCGTGATGTGTGTACCTTCAGTGTCAACAACTGGGGGCTTGGTGTCTTCATTCCAAGAGAACTTAACTTTGTATTGACCTTCAGCAACTTCTTCCCAAGGCTCAGGCTTCAGGACAGAACGCTTTGGGTTCTTCAGTTTGCTTTGTGCCCACTCAAGTGACTGTTCACGGTCAGTCTCAAGGGCATCAATCAAATCCTCACCGACAATAGCAGAGAGGGAGTAGCCAAACTTACTTGGCTTCAGCACAGCCTGATAACCATCAAGGACAACAGGCTGTTCAGTTTTGTGGATAGTACGTGCCATTAACAAAAAAAGTAGGTGGATTCAATCACGGATTCCGGTTCAAGGTCTCCAATGATCGGTGGGTCTGTCTCCGCTCCTATTTGGTTAGCGAAGTCTCGCAAGTAATCGTGCTCTGCGAAGAGGTGCATATATGTTTCTCGTACGATTGTACTGAGAGAAGACATGTCAGTAGCACGACACAATACAGAGTCATGAATGAGAGCGATCGGTGCGTCAAAAGCCAACGCACTGAAGTGTAAAAGGGAAGCATCTAAACTGTGGATTAGATTGGGTGCTGTTGCATTCTTGTGGTGTTGTTTGTCAACTTTATCAGAATCGCTTGTAGCGACAGTTAACTGACAACGACCAAGTAACTGTAAGTCGATACGTACAGTCTCTTTCTTCATGAGCTTTTGAGTAACGACAAAGCCTGATGGAGTAGTCCATGTTAGCTCTGTCTCACCTCTGTCGATTGCTTTAGCAACCTCAGACTCAATCCAACTCATGACAGCCATAGGACCAGGAACGACCTCATCCATAGCATTTCTAACAGCGACCACAGTCTTTGTCAAGTCATCTTTATCAATCTCAACACCTTTCTCAGCTAAAGCTTCTTTGATGTAGCCTCTGTTGGAGAATGGTTTGGCATTGTAAGGAACTGTCATGACAACACGCTTAACAGTCTTCCTGTCCATGTAAGGTTGGATAGACTTAGGACAGTAAGGTGTAGCAGCTTGTGCAACTACCTTGTAAGCATCTTGTGGTCTGTCTGATGGTAAGACATTAACTAACTTGGCTGTGTTCTTATCACGTGCAAGTCCTGCAAGGATCTGTAGACCACTGCATGTAGCATCTGTAGCTACTGGCAGGCTAGTAAAATGACGGTCGCACTTAAGTACACAATGGTAATACTCATCACACGCAGCCAAAAACTGCCATGGTTCATCTGCTGCTTCCCATTCGTGAATGTGGTTGATGGGATCAGAAGCGACACAAGAGATTAAATGTGTGTTGTTCTTTACCCATTCTAATCGCTCCGACATTGGAGCTTTATCAAGACCATAAGTAGTAGCAATTTGGAATGCTAACCAGTCTTCTGCTTCAGGAGTCATATACGACTCACTAGCAAACTTCAACAAACTTTTTCCAAAGTCTGTATCTTGTGGAGTAAGAAAGGCAGGAATAGGGTAAGCTCTACCACGATAGTCAAACGACCACGGAATAAAGAACTTATCTCTGTTCTTAAACCTAGCTACTGCTTCCATCGTCATGCGAGTTCTACATGACTTCCTAAACTCTTGTGCTTGTAGGTTATGTACCTCAGCACACGCTCTTCTGTATGACTGCCTAGACTCTTCGTTCTCTGCAATGTCAACAGGTTTAGGAGGTAGTTCATGATGGATAATAGGGAGGAACTTACCAACAGCTCGTTCCAATCTATCTAGTTCTTCCGCTACACCCACAATAAATGGGTTTAGTCGGTAAGCAACCTTCTGGATCTTGTTCAGAAAATCCAGTGGGTTCTCTCCCTGTATACATGAGGGATCTCCCCTTCTTACCATATCATGACCACGCATCACCTCGTTCAGGATGTAACCACCACAGCGGTCGTTAGTCCAGTCGTTTGGTTCGATGAGCATTGGCCATGCAAGCGGGCTGAATAGCTCCGCATCACGCATTACTGCGTCCTTGATCTCAAGGAACTCTGGAGTTGGGATAACATACAGGACACGTTTTCGTCCTTCTTGTTGTATGTCTTTTGTAAACCACCCGCTACTCTGCATGATGCAGTCAAGTAGCCAGCCTCCAAGTTTAATGCGATTAGATCTACCCCATGAATCCCAGTGTTTGACATCATAGCGGTTCATCAGTGTACGAATAACTACTAGCTTTTGCTGTGTGCCAATTGAGCGATGCCAATAGTTATCTTTGAGAACTTTTAATAGTCCAGGTGCTTCTTTCTCATAGTGACGCATTTGACACTCTTGCTCAACTGCTGTACCAATTGCATCACAAACTGAAGGTGCAATGTTAGCCCTATCTTTATATGAGAAAACCTTATCAAAGGTCATCTTAACTGCAATAGCTGCAGCAGCAAGTGGTTCAACATCAGCAAGATACTTTTGTATCTCAACAAAAGCAGCCCCTGTTTTACCCTCTTTTATCCTGTTGGTAGTTGTTTCAATACGTGCCACCACAAGAGGCAGCAAGGTATCAATAGAAGCAGCTCCATATACACTAGCAGACGCATAACCTTTCTCTTCTAGGTCACGTGTGTTCTTATGTAGTTTCTTGAGACCTTGTGATATAGCATCACGCTCAAGTTGTATCTGTTCGTCAATCTCAGCTGGTGTGGGCAATAGGCTCCTCCGTGGGTGCGTCCGTGGTGAATGTGTAATTTAGGTCGTAACATTGAGCAAGTTCTGGGTAGTCTTCACTTAGCTCTTCAAATTGTTCAATCGAGATAATGCTCATCAGTAACAGGTGTAACGTGGCGGATTTGATCTTCAGTAACAACAGTGAACTCTACACCCTCAGACATTAGTGTGCGGATGCGTTCCTCTGCTGCGTGTTGTTTTTGGTAGACAAACTCTTTGACTTTGCCTTTCTTGGTGTTGGCGCGGATGATACAGCAGACAGAACTAGGGATCTCCCAACCCCGTAGTTTCCAGTCCTCAAACTCTTCCCATGTTGGTGTGTGTAGGAAGTCCTCTGGCATTTCGTGCCATGCTTCCCAATTGTTTGGATAATACTTACCACTCATTACATAATCGAACATCTAGGACAAACTGACTGCCACCGGACAATTCAGCAGCAGCCCATGCAGCGTGCTCTGAATCGGGTGCAAGTAAATACCGCACCTGACTGTCAATTGTTGTCTTGTATTCATACTCCTTCAGGTTCTGTTTTTTTAGCACGACGTGGTGGTTGTTTGGTGTACGTATCGCGGGATGCTA